ATGAGCCATAAGGAAATGTCCCGCAGAGTCGTTATTACGGGAATGGGTGGCGTTACCGCCTTGGGGCATGACTGGCAATCTGTTTCCAGCGGATTGAAAGCGGGGATCAACACCGTCCGAAAAATGCCGGCATGGGCAGAATATGATGGACTCAACACCCATCTTGGGGCGCCGATTACCGATTTCATTTTACCCGAACATTATACCCGTAAACGCATCCGTTCCATGGGACGTGTTTCCCTGATGTCAACGCGCGCCACAGAGCTGGCCTTAGAGATGGCGGGCTTGAGTGACGACCCGATACTGACCAATGGAAAAACAGGCATTGCCTACGGCTCCTCGACGGGCAGTACCAAGCCAGTCAGTGACTTTGCAACCATGCTGACGGAAAAGCATACCAATAACATCACCGGTACCACTTACGTACAAATGATGCCACATACCACTGCCGTTAACACTGGGCTGTTCTTTGGTCTACGTGGCAGAGTGATCCCAACCTCAAGTGCCTGTACATCCGGTAGTCAGGCGTTGGGTTATGCGTGGGAAGCAATCCGTCATGGCTATCAAACTGTGATGGTTGCAGGTGGTGCCGAAGAACTGTGCCCATCCGAAGCGGCGGTATTTGATACACTGTTCGCCACCAGTCAAAAGAATGAAGCACCAAAAACCACGCCTTCCCCATTTGATGTTAACCGCGATGGTCTGGTGATTGGTGAAGGTGCTGGCACCCTGATCCTTGAAGAATTGGAACACGCCAAAGCACGGGGTGCCAAAATTTATGGTGAAATCATCGGATTTGCGACTAACTGTGATGCTTCTCATATCACTCAGCCAAAATCCGAAACCATGCAGATATGTATTGAAATGGCGTTGAAATCAGCCGGCTTACAGCCAACAGATATCGGTTACATCAGCGCTCACGGTACGGCAACTGAGCGGGGAGATGTGGCTGAAAGCCAAGCCACGGCCAATATTTTTGGTAACCAAACCCCTATTTCTTCGTTGAAAAGCTATTTCGGTCATACGTTGGGGGCCTGTGGTGCCCTTGAAGCCTGGCTAAGTCTGGAAATGATGAATGAGGGCTGGTTTGCCCCAACTATCAATCTGAAAGAGGTTGATCCCGCCTGTGGTGAGTTGGATTATATTATGCACCAGCCGCGTGAAATCCAGACTGAGTTTATCCAAAGTAATAACTTTGCTTTCGGGGGCATCAATACTTCGCTTGTGATCCGGCGTTGGGCTTAATCTAGAGAAAGTAAAGTCACAGACAGCGTGCTGGGTAAATACCAGCATTTTATCAGCAACCTGAAATAGTGAATAAATATTAAAGGCCATCGGAGGGTTAATCCGAATGGCCTTAATTACGTTTCCGCTATCTATCTGAATCAGCACCACCTGTATTTCAGTCAGGACTTAAAAACTTGCGTAAGAAATACACTGACCAGAACACTAATCCAAACTAACAGCCATTGATTATAGATTTATTTAGATATGACTCAATAAATTAAAATCATAAATAGGTAAAAACAAATAGAAAATATTCTTAGAATCTAATAACAAAAGAATATCATTCTTTCACCCAATCACCGGCGAATATTTCTGTTTCAGCCCATCGGATTTATAGGCCGTGTTTCTGATGGCGCTGGCGTTCTCCGGGGTGCCGGTGTTGTGATGGGTATGGGCGGCGGTCAGTTCAGCCAGTTCTTTCACCACATCCAGTGTGTCTAACATCAGGGTCATGACGTTGATTTGCTGGCTGCCCACCCAAACCACGGGCGCGACTATCTCTTGCTTGGCGCCGGCAATGCTCTGCTTAAGCAGGCCGATTTTTTCTACCAGCGTTTGCCCGACGTCAATATGGGCCTCTTTCCCCACACTGGCGACGAAGTTTGATGAGGTCGCGATGCAATAATCCCCATCGGCGATGTGCCGGACAGCGCCCGCCAGTAAGGTAGACGTTCCCAAAACGGTGGCTTTATCTGTGGCCTGTACCGTGGTGTCCCGTGCGACCACGGTGCGCGTTTCCGTATCAGCCTTAACGACGCGATGCATGGAAGACTCGTTGATGGTCTGGTCAGTCTGTCTGATCCAACTGCCCGCCTGCGTGACGCGCTGCGAGACTTCCGCCCGCTGCTGCTGCAACTGCTCGCCGGGCTTGATATCGGGCAGGGTGTTGCCCTGACTCAGGGTCTGGCGGATAAAGGGCTTGTCGGGTCGCCCGCCTTCGAAAGCAATTTCAACCACCGTCCCGATGGGCGGATATTGGAACATGCCCGATTCACCGCCCGCCATCGGCAAGGGCAGCGGAACGGCGCGATAAACCGGTGCAGCGGCGTCTTTTCCATCCGCATCCAGTAATTGCACATCAACGGCATAGCGCGGCCGGAATGGATCGGAAATATCGCCACTGACCGTGCTTTCGGTGTGTGCCTCAATGCGGCCAAATTGGGGCAGATGCAGCCCCGCCGATAATTCGGGGTAAGCCGCCTCCATCTGGCGCTGAATGGGCGTTTTGCTCGCCGGTTGGTCTTTCGGCATCCATGTGATGGTCATGTTTTCATTGGTCAGGTTGACCTTGTTCAGCCGTTGCTGATTCACCACAAAGCCGGGGCGCAATGACTGGATGAGGGGAAGCGTCATCGCATTGCCCGCCGATTGGCTCTGACTGAATTCATTGGGGATCTCGACGGGTTTTCCGGCAAACAATGAATGCGCCCAACTACCGACATACACCGAACCATCCGGCAACTGATGCCAGAGATAGTCTTCAATCGCAAAGACCTGCCCCAGATTCGCCAGCAACTGATAGCCCGTGCCGTTGTGGGTATAGTGCGGGACAGGCGTATCTGTGTAAGGCGCATCCGGCAAGGTGAAGGTCAGCCCGCTCTGCGCCTGCAACCAGTCAACCATCTGGCGCAGGGTAGGATGCTGAAAGGAGCACGGCCACGGGCGATCAAACACGCCAACCAGCTCACGCACAAACAGGCGCTGATAACCGTTCTGGGCAGGCTGTGAACGTTCCACATAGCCCGTAAACCAGCGCAGCAGCAAATCGGTATACCCCACATCGAGGCGCACCAGTTTTCCGGTGTAATCGGTGGTAGTTTCTGCCGTGATAAAGCCCCGGCCGCACGATGACAGTTCCAGCATAAGATTGGCGTCAACCAAAGGGATCTCATCATTGGACAGGTAAAGCCGGTTAAGGGGTTTCATTGGCCGCCCCTATATGATCATTAATCGGCTTTAAGACCTTGCGTTCAAACCAGCTTAATTTTTCCGGCTCTTCCTTAGCGGCGGCACCTCCCTTTCCGGTTTGTTTCTTGGCCGAAATAGTGCCGGCAGCGCGGGCATCGCGTTTTTCAGACACCGATAAATGTTCCCGCAGGGTAAAAGTAACCTGCCATGCCTGCTTGCCGTCCAGTTTGCTGGCGTCAATCGTGCCCGTAAAAGTGCCGATACGAAAGTTAATGGCCTGTGCGGTCAGGTTGGCGATCCGGTAGCGTTTCAGGTTGCCGTTCTCTTTGGCTTCCGCCAGTGCAAACAGGCGTGACAGGGTTTTCTGTTCGGTAAAGGGAATAATGCCCGTAATGCGCAATTCTTTCGGCTTGATGCCCTGTTCAGCGACCGCCGTGCTGGATGACTGGCCGCTTTGGTCGCTGTCCTGAAACATCATGGAGGGCGTGACGGTCAGGCTTTTTAACGGGATGGCCTCGCCATCAAGGGCGAGGGTGATAATCTGGCTCATGGTGTAGCATCCTTTCTAGTGGGCTGATGTCCTCCCCGACAAACAGCGTAGCCAAGGTATAAACCGCGTCCGGCTCCGGAATGCCTTTGCGCATCTGTTCGGCCAAATGGGCACCGTGGCCTGTTCCGGTAAATGTCCAGACGCTGGCCGATTTCCCCATTGTGCCAGTCAGGGCATCCGTGACCTGCTGCAAGGCGTTCTGTCTGACGGTGGTAAACCCGCTTAACTGGGATTTTAATCCGGCCAGACTGCCGCCCGCGCTGGCCTGTGCCTTGGCCTGTTCTATCCGTTGCGCATTCACAGCCAAACGACTGGTTGCCGTTGATAAGGGCTGAGGCAGCGGTAAACCACCGCCCTGCTGGGCTGGCAATTGCATTTTGGTGATCGCCAGACGTTCGGCGGTCTTTGCCATGCGGGTAACCTGCGCAAACACCGGCAGCGGCAACACCGATGAAAATTGCGTCAGGTTCTGCATAAATTCATCATGGGTCTTGGCGCAGATCATCAGAACCATGGTGTTCAGGTTCCCGGCACCCATCAGTTTATTGGACAGGTAATGAATGGCGTTGGTCGGGCTTAGATAACTGCCGCTGTCAGTTTGCTGCCCGATACCGTAAATAAACGGGTGTACGGGGACGATGGCGGCAGAGATCCCCGATAGGTTCGGGGACAGTTGCAAGGTTTTGCGTTGCCAGTGCATTATTCGGGTTGCTCCGGCCAATCAACATCAGGCGCATCTGAGCAATCCACCCGGTTGAGTAGCACTCTGTAGTGCCGCCATTGAGTTAATACCGACCTTTCAGCTTCCGTTGCTAATTCTAAATTAACTGCGTCCTGACAGATATCAATTTTTTCGTTAGCTGCGCGCAGTAATTGTCGTTTTCGAGATTCAGCCTGCTGCCGTAATTCCTCTGATGAGGGTATCTTGAGAGAAATTTTCCCGTTGAGATAAATCCAATCTTGCTCCCATCCAAAACCGTCAGGAACCTCTTCTCTTTCTATTTCTGCAATAGATAACCCAATCGGGAACAATGCACTTACATCATAGCTAAATGCCCGGATTACCCAGTTTTCGTCAAAACAAATTTTTAGTGTATCCGAGGCAAACAATTTTTGGCATTCATACCAATCCTGTTTATCTGAACTAACCAAATATGCAACACCCTCAATAGCATTATGAGGCTTATATGTAGAAAATGAGTCAAATCTGACCATTGAATACCTCGGCGGTTTTCCATTGTCCTGCAATTAAATATTGCACTGGACGATTGACGATGTGTGAAACAAAACCCGAACCGGATTTGGAAATACCAACACAAACATGTCCATCAGACAGCAGGGTGACCTGACCTGCCAGTGCAATCGTATGAATCATCTCACCCAGCCTGACACCAGTAATAACAGGGTTGTTATTAATCTTGACATCCCCCTCATTGCCAATGTACAGGTAGGTATTACCCGCAACGTTATCCAATGTAATCACATCACTAACACCGGGACTTCCCATACGCCAGCGGGCTTTACCACTATGGTCAGAGCCTTGAATGTACAGGGAACTATTTTTCGTATTTTTTAATTCCAGCACATTGCCATTATTCGTGAGTGTTCCTCCGGTATGGGATAGTCGGTTATTGGCGTTGCTGTTTGCATTGTCTGCCTGTTGTTTTGCTGTAACTGCGATATTTTGTACATTGCGGACAGATTGCTCTATGTTATCAATGCTGTTTTTGATCGGTAATAAGTCATCTTCATTAATAATGTCAACGCCATTAACTGTTATTGTTTTATTCGCAATCACAACGTACGTACTGTCAAGAACATTGTGCAATGCAAAATCACTATTTGCCCCAGTGTTACCGATACGCCATTTTGCAAGGTCATCATGACTGCTTCCCTGAATATACAATGAACTTTGAGTTGTATTTTTGAGTTCTAATATTCTGCCATTATTAGTTAATACTCCCCCTGTATTCGGCAAACGTTTATTCGCATTTTCCCTGACGACAGTCAGTGCTGAATTAGTTGCATAATCACCTTTCGTCTGTTTCCCGTTTAATCCTGCACTGAGTGCTTGTTGTGTTGCATAATCCTGTTTAATTCTGCCGAGTTCTTTTTGCAGTACAGCAATATCACGATCACTTAACGTTCCTTGCTTACGCAAATCAATAACATCACCGTTATCATCAATGCTAGCAATCGAAAAGACATAATGCGGGTAACCCGCCGCATCCACATAATTTTTAAGGTTATTTGATGCGGTAATCTTCACCCTAGTTTTCCACTGGCTCACCAGATTGCCCTGATAACTAAAATCGGCATACACGCGGGTATTACGTAAGCTGTTAAGTGTCTGGTCAAACTCCAGCACCCCGCGCAGCCCGCCCACATAGGCCAGCCCTTTTTTTACCGTGTATTGGTCACCGTTACGGATCACCGCAAAGCTGTCACCGAAAAACGCCGCCTCGCCGTAACTGTCGGTATTAATCAGGCGTTGCATTTCATCCATGCCGGTTAAACGCGCAGTAAAATCAATCTGCCATGTTTCCGCCGTGGTCGTGATCGCCGTCTCTTTGGCGGCACCCTCAAACTCCAGCAAAAAAGAGCGGGTCAGGACATTGCCCTGCAAGCCGTTGGCGGTCTTGATTTTCTTCTGGGTTGGCGCATGGGTGATCATGCCAATCACACCAGAGGCCTTATTAATCAGCCCAATCCAGTTAAAATCAAAGTGGCCGACTTCGGTTCCCAGCGTGACGCTGTAGGCTACGGCGTTCTCACTGGCAAGGCCAGTCTTGTTCACGGCCTGACGGTGCACAATGTGATTGGCCGCAGGCAGTTTCTCATCGCGGCTAATGGCCTGAGAGGGATCAAGGTTCGGCACATAGGCAAACACAAATTCATCCAGCACGACGGGATGGCCCGCAGCGGTTTGCTGTGCTTTCCATTTTTCAAAGTCCAGGGTTATGACGGAGGACATTTTTTTATTTCCTTATAATGAAGCACCGTAGGTCACGTTCGGTGCGCTACTTTCCTTGAGGCGGGCACTGTCACAGACGGCAACGCCTGCGATATGCCCCACTTTTAATAATAATGGCTGGGTCGGAATGGCAGCGGCATAAGTGCAATACTCTGCGCCCACGCTGCCAACCCACATCAGCAACTGATTTTTGGCGATCACTTCAAAACGGTAGCGGCGACAGGTGCGGCCATACTGACGGATGATGTTCATCAGCAAATCAGGGTTGGCCGCTATCTGGCTGTCACTCAGGCGCAGGATAATCACATCCCAGTCAATGTCTGGCTGGCGCTCGTTAATTTCCACATAGCCGATCCCCAAGCGATCAAAAATGGCAATAAACCCGGCCACGCTGCCCGCGTCTCTGGCGTTGATAAAGGCGTACTTCACCCGCTTGCGGAACAGTGGCAGCGGTTCACCGTTAAAGCGCTGGATATCCCGCTGGTACGCCAGCACCGACAACAACGCTTCGGAACAGGTTTCCGCATCCAGTTGCGCCAGCGGCCATGTCAGCCAGTCATAGACACCTGACCAGAATGCCCGCGCCGCACCCAACAGTTTGGCGGGTTCCCCCTTGTTCATCCATGACGGCAGCGCCAGCCGGGTGAGGCGTTCCCGGAACTCAGACATTCTTCACCTCCACCGTCAGCGATTGCAGCCGGGGCACACTCAGCTCACTGAGAATGTCCGCCAATGAAAAGCTCAGTGATTCAATTTCGCCGAACTCACGATGGATCTCCCGCCCCAAGTTGGAGAAAGAAAAACGCGAGTACGGCCACGTTTTCTTCACCGGATAATCGGCATTTTCCCGAAAGGCGCTGCGGATCAGGTTACTGACGTCTGTTTTCAGTGCCGCTATCTGTTCCTGACTGTAGTTCGCCAGATTGACCACAAACAGCGTCACGGTCAGCGCGTGATGCGTGTCCGGCATCGGCAGGCACTGCATATCATCGCCATGCCCATGATGCCCCTGATTGGTGATGTAATTGTTCACCGCCTCAATAAAAGGCTGGCTGGTCACGCCGGAATCCAATAACAGATAGGCGTTGGCGGTGCCAGCCCCACGGGGCGCATCATGCAGGAAGAAGATGCGGTCAATGCTTAAGCCTGCCACGGCGGCAATCATGCCCCGATACACGGCATCGGTATGATAATTACCGACTAAGTTGTACTGGTTGCGGCAACGGTCACGCAGATCATCGTCTGACTCTGCATCTGCGCCGGGCGTCAGTAACCAACCCTCTTCATTCTGCACCCGCTCAATACCGGACACCGCCACGGGCAGGAGTCGAAAATAGCCGGGCGCAAGGTTGAATGCCCCGCCTGCACTTTCTGCGGCCACAGGCAGCAAGGCACTGGCAACCCCATCGGCCAGCACGACGCTTTCCGTGGTGCTGACCCGGTAGATTTCGCCATTGATGCGCTCGGTCTGGATCACCGTTCCGGCGGGCACCGTGACCGCCGATGCCCCCGCCGCTTTGTAAAAACGAATAACCCCTTGTGCAGCGGAGGCAGGCTTGCGTTTCAGGTTGACGCCCCATGCGAACATATCCAGCCACGCGCCCGATGCGGTCGCCAGATACATGTTTTTCAGGGTGACATGGATTAATGCCTCCTTGAGCCACCATACCGGGCGCGTCACAATCGTATTGATCAGCCGCCAGAACGGAGACATGCGCGAGGTGTTGGTCACCAGCCCGGCATCATCCACAACCTTGGCGAACGCCGCGCTGATGTCGGTTTCCGTGGTCGGCATCCCGCTGTCACGCAGCACTTTCTCGTAATCAATTGTCGGTTTAGTGTCCATTGCCTACGCTCACATTGATACGGCCAAAATCGTAAGTTTCAGCCGTGATCCATAATTTGGTCGGCGATTCTTCGTTAATGCTGACCGTGCCCGGAATAATCCGCTCGTCGTTTTCAACCAAAATCACTATTTGTGTGTGAATATCTGCCCGTAATGTCGGGCTGCGCTCGGCAACTAAACTCGTTGCCAATCCACTTTCAATAATGGCATGAACACAATCTTGTCCAATGGAGATTCGGTTATTACAGAAAAGGGGTTCATTCCCTGAATTAAGCGTGAAATCACGCTCACTTATTAACAAATCAATATATTTAGGCTCATCCATAAGCCACGTGCTCCCATTCCGTTAATTGATCCGGTGTTATGGCATTGGAAATATTCAGCGTTACGCTTTCAATACGTCGGCTATTATCATTAATGGTCTGTGAATTACCCGCGACTTCATTAATCAGACCATTTTTATTAATACCCAGTTTATTCCCGCCCGTTAATACACTCGTATTTTCTTGCGGTTTAATGGCTTGTACAGGCTGGAGGATAGCCTGAGACTGTCCGTGCAAAATGCTATTAGGTTGAGCCATTAATTTCTGAGTATTTTCCCCCATGCCCACATTGGGTACGGCCACCTGTCCTGTCGGTTCAGTGACTGTTTTTTCAATGGCTTGGGTTTCAATATTGACACCCGGAATAAGATTTAATGTCTTGACGATCCCGTTATAGATGCCGTTGAACGACGCCATCAGCCAGTCCCATAAGCCACTGAAGAGATCACCGACACTGTCCACCATGCCTGAAAACGTATCGGCCAATGAAAAGCTGCTGAACCAGTGACACAGATTATTCCAGCCTTCGGCGATCCAATCCCAAACTGCACTGAATATCCCGCCGACCCATGTCACATACGCCGCCACTACCTTAAAGGCGGTGGTATCCATAATGGCGGCTTTGATCACATCCCAATGCTTGATTAGCAGATAAATGCCAATAGCGAGTAACGCAATCGCGGCAATAATCAGCAGTATCGGCCAGCTCATAAAACTGAATGAAATGCCCGCTAAAATCGCTACCATACGGATAGCCAGCAATGTACCGCGTAATATTCTCAGCGTGGCATTAAATGCAATGATAGCCGCCCTATAAAGCCATAGTGCCGCAGTTCCCAATTTCATGATTAAGGTAAAACTTATCCAAACCACTCTCAGACCAATCATGATAAATTTGGATACTCCCATCACAATATTGGCTACTGAGTTCACAACAGAAAAGTTCATAATCCCAAGCGCGATATAGCCCACCCAGCGTGCAATATTGGGAAATAACTTCATCCAATGCACCAATATTTGAGCGCTATCAGCGAGCTGATTGACCAAGGGGTTGATAGCAGGCAACAATGCTGACCCCACCAGCATATGCAAGTTCTGCCAAATTGCCTGTAGCCGTTCCCACGGGTCAGCCATCTGTGCCGCCATTTTATGGGTACGATCCATCCCGTCATTGGCACCCAGCTCGGTGATGTTCTTACTCAATGCATCAACATTGTTGAAAAGCGTTTTCACCACGACCGCAGAGTCACCAAATGCGGCTTCAATCTCTGCTTGTGCCTTAAGATTACCGTCAATACTTTTGCCATATTTGGCCTGTAATTGCCCCAGCATTTCCGGCATGGAAAGCATCTGGCCGGATGCATTAACGAAACTCAATCCCAGGCTTTTCGCTCCACTATCCGCGACCGATAAAAAATTCGCATAAGCACGGCTGGATTCTGAACCCAATGAACGCTGTAATTCCCCCAAGACGGCCAGTTGTTCATCAATACCCACGCCAAATTTTGCGCCAGCAGCGCGGGAGCTTTCCAGCAGTTGGGTAATTTCCGGCATACTGGTGCCGAAAGTTTGCGCCATAAAAACAGCCTTACCTGATAACTCTTCAGCAAACTGGATATTCCCTACCGCATCAGCATGGTCGGAAAACAGATCAAACATTTTCCCCATATAGTCCGCCGCATCCGTCGTACTGGCTTTCAGGGCAACGGCGGTGATGTTGGCAATTTTGGTCATCTGAGGCAATTCTGTTTGCTCCAGTCCTTGTACTGCTTTGTTAATTTCCGCCGCTGATTGCACAAACTCGATGGCAGACTTGCCATACTGTGAGCTGAAGGTCATTGAGTCTTTGGCTATTTTTGCCATGACCCCACTATCAATTCCCTGTAATGAGGCTGATTTCAGGGCGTCATCCATTTGAATGGCAGGTTCAAGGAAACTATGAGTTGACCAGAACGAATCTGCTATTGTTTGTCCACCCGCTGAAATTTTGCCAAATGCCGTTTGTGACTGTGCAGCAAGGTCAATAAGTTCCGTTTTTACACTGGTAATAGGTCGTGTAATATCACGGATTAGATTGTGTATAAAATCTACAGGACTCATGGCTCACCCTTTAATGCCAATGCAATTCCATTTGCAGTTGCAATGCGCGTATATTCCCAATATCGATTATCCAACCAAATTGCACGGGCTAAATTTTCCGTTTCATCATTTTCATTTGGCAAATAATGACGACGCAAAGTTAAGGCTTGTTCAAATAAGCTATTATCAATAGCCTTAACCCGTGCATTTAGTTTTTTATTTCAATTTCCAGTTTTGGTGCATATTCGGAATTGATTTTTTCAACCAATTGCATCGCGGCACCCGGGATCTGCAATAATTCATCCAGGGCAGATTTAGACGCAGGCTGAACAATACGACGTAAATAAGTCACAATTGGCACAATTTTATTGTCCATTGTCATATCGTTAATCATATTATTATAAGCAACAATATTCGGCTCAAACTTAATTTCATCTTTACCAACAATTAAAGTAACAACTTTGTTTTCTTTGCTCATGATTTAATTCCTTTCTTTCATTTAGTACATTTTATTCGATTATTTTCGGTAAACATCATCCTTGATGCCACGAGTTGCCCCAGTACATTCATGTAATAAAATTCATGTAATAAGATTCATGTAACAAACAGCTTCTCATGTTCTTCCCTGCCCATAATCTTTAGCCAATCAGATTACGGGTTAATTCTGCTTCCAAATAGGGAATACCATTGATACGAACGAAATCAGGTGAAGTGACGACAAATTTAACTTTATGTGTCATCACACTGCCGCCTTTCGGATCAACATCCAGGATATCGCTGAGGATCAGTTTGCAGCCATAAGCCTCAACTTTCATCTCTTCGTGGCCGGCTTTGGCATACCACATCAAATCAACCGGCTGAATGCCCCGCCATGAACCCGCCGAACGCGCTTTGGCGGTGACGATATCCAAGTATTTGGTACTGAGTTCAATTTCACCCTCTGCCGCCACATCACCGGAGATATAGCCATCCGGTACGCCCTGAGTTTGAGCTACGGCAGTGTTGTCAGTAATGGACAGATTGACCTTTTCCGCATGAACCAGATCCCCATCCATATTAAAATCGACCGATTGGCCGGAAATACGCTGGCTCATTTAGTTCCCTCCCAAATCCAGCAGCAAACTCGCCGTGATCCCTTTCGGGCATTCATAGGTGCGAATGGTGATATAAATCTCTACCGTGTTTTTATTGCGCCATGTGATAACTATGTCACCCTCTTGAGGCGATTTCACTTCACCCGGAAATGTCACACCGTTAATTTCGGACGATCGGGACATCTCACGCAGAGTGCGGGCGAAATAGGCTTGATGTGTTGCAATACTGCCCGGTGTACTGTTCAAGCTGCGGTCAGCAATCTTAGCGATGGCCTGCAAACGCACACGACGTGCTACTTTATCCACGACACGCAGGTTTTCGATGCTCTGGTAATCCCCGCCTTCCACATCCAATGTGCGACCGTCTGACCAATACATACCGTCATAATCGGGATACCACATAGGGACACTGAAACGTAGCTTTTCCAACGCTTGTAGGGTAGCCAAATCCATTGGCTTGCCTTCACCATCAAGTGGAAAATCCGTTGTGCCCAACGCCATTAATGGCCCTGTCTGGACACGCGCCGGACTGTCTGCCACGGTGACGGCACGATTACACAAACGGCCAGCCAATACTCCGGCTTCATTACCCCACAGGGATGGCACCAATTGCACCGAAGCAACCGCCTCACCCTTTTGCAGTTCCGCCAGACGGGAAACATAATCCGCCCACGTTTCTTTCGACTGTGTTCCATCAACAGCCAGAATCGCCCACTGCCAACGACCAAATTTGGCAATGGTATTTGCCCGCAAGGTTTGTGCTGCCTTGATAACGGATTTCGTTGCACATGCTGTCAGCACATAGCCTTCCACACTGGCAATATGCTGCGCTGCGGTCACCGCTTCAACAAAGGCCAATTCATCTGCCGATTCAGGTAAGACATGGATATAACCAGACCAGTTTTGCCCGGCATTCGCCATCGCTGCCAGTACGTTACGTTTCAGAGCGGTATCCGCCGTTCCCAATACGGAATCAAAATCCGTCTGAGTATTGACAGAGACTGTTTTGCCTGCGTTGGTTTTTCCCGTACCAACAAAGAGCAATACGCGCTCAATTTCCTTTGTTTCGCCCTGTAGTTGGTTAACTTGGTTAACCTGAACATGTGGCCACATAATTTATTCCTTTATTTATGTTTTCAGTCACTTAAGGTGACAAGATACGTTTTGTTATTCCTTAAGCCATTCTGCTTTAACTGCCCATTGAATATTATTATTGGGGCGGTTCACCTGATTCATCCCTGTAATGCACGATTCCATTTTCAGCAAACCAGATTTCAGGGGATGCCAGCAGCCAGCGCTTACCATCAAAGGGGACGATGCCGTTTTTATCCTCACGCATGATCACAGGCTCTGACAGTGATAATGACACCACAATGGCTGTGGTTTCTTCATTCGTTTTGACAGTCATCATTGGGCGCTCCTGTTCCTGAGCAACATTCCCAAATTCATCGTCTTGCCCTGTCAGCCACGCATCGATTAGCAGTGGAATATATCGGGGATCATGCTCTTTGGATGGAAAACTCGCCCACTTAATCACCGCTTTGTATTTTTGGATAAACATCTGGTATTGCCCCAACCCCAAATCCCGTTGAGCCTGAATAAAGCGAATTTCCTCCACTTCACTGCTAAAGTCCGTTTCACAAATGAACTCTGGCAGATTTTCCCGTAAAAATGCCGTTAATTGCTGTAATTTACTCATATCATGCATACCGCTGTCAGTTTCAATCCTTTCATTATTACGGGTAAAAATCCGCTTTCATTCATCAATGGCTGGCAATCCCTTGCCGAAATATTTTCACGCTTGATTAAGACTAAGCTAAAACATGAGTCCCTTCCGTTCAACGCAGATGCATTATTACGAATTCAATCCCATGCTGCGAATGGTTTAGTTCTGATGAATTCGGTTATAGGGTAATAACCGAATCAGGCCGAAATGATATTAATTTCATTCGTTCCGGATTTCTTTCAGATGAAGTCATTGCAGACCAAAAAGGTTGGCGGAATACATGGGGTGAGAATTTATGATGTTTTTTTGCTAAAGAAATGGAGGGATATTACAGAAAATATTATTTTGAGGAATGGTCAATCCGTTTTGACTATTTTGTCGAAAAAATATTTCAGATTGACCACTTTAACTTTTCATATAATGAAAAATGATCACTTACCTTATCATTATGAAAAACCACAAACAAAACATTAAGCACCTGCACCCGCTTTCAACAACGCTAATGCCGCCAGACGCTGTTGCGGATTAAGATTGTTCACCATCGTCTGTAACAATTTGTCGCCAGTTTTAGCACTAGGACTTAACGTATGGGAAAAGGTCAGATTCATCACAAATCGGTAACCACATTCAATATCAGAGCACGAACAATAAAGATCGGCAATTTCAGGGTGTTTCCGGTTAGTTTTACTAATCACCGCCTTAACACCACATTCAGGGCAAAGAATCTTTAATACGCGCAT